AACTGCAGTTAATCCATATCCAGAACTACAGACTCAATACATCGCAGACGGAGGTAACTTATCTCTGAACCCAACTTATACTTTCTCCCTACCTTCTCAGCCTCTTGGAGCATCATTCGCAGCATTCTACGCTCCCTATATCACTCTAAGAGAAAATAACAGAAACATAAACGTTCCACCAGCAGCATTTGTTTCCAACAACTTCGTTGCTAAATTTGCAAATGGTGAACCATACGCTATCGTAGCAGGTCAGAAGAGAGGAACAATTGCAGGAACAAACCTGGTTGGAGTTGAATATGACTTCACTCAAGATGATAGAGGATGGTTAGAGCCTTTTGGTATCAATCCAATCATCAAGAAGAGAGGACTAGGAGTTGTTATCTTTGGTAACCAAACTGCTTACCAAACAGTTAGCTCCGCATTCAGCCTAGTTCACGTAAGGGACCTACTGATCAGCGTAGAGAACGACGTAGAACAAATTCTTTCTAACTACTTGTTCGACTTTAACGAGGATTCAATCAGACTTGAAATCAAGACTCTGGTGGACAACTACCTTGACGGAGTTAGATCTGGTGGAGGAATCTATGCTTACCAAGTAATCATGGATGCTTCAAATAACCCTCCTTCAGTAATCGATCAAAATATAGGTATCATCGACGTTATTCTTGAACCTGCTAGAGGTATTCAGAAGTTCATCAACAGAATTACTGTTACTAGAACAGGAGGAATTGCAGCTGGAGGATTCATTCAATTCGTCTAATCTAATTTTTGACGAAAAGAAGTAAAAGGATAAATAAAAGAAAAAAGAACTAAATGGCTGGATTACCACACTATCAGAATTCACTGTTTGGGATAAACAAATACGAACCCGTTTATCTTAACCAGTTTGAAGTTCTTATTACGCCACCGGCAGCAGTCCTGGGAGGACCAATTCTGGTTCAGCAGGTGACAAGCATTTCGGGTCTAGGCGTGGATAAAACTCCTGCTGCAACTCAGCAGAAATACAAGTTTGCAGTTAGAAACTATGCAGGTGCAAAACCAGAACAAACTGTTTTTGACCTAACAGTTAACTTTACCGTCAACTTGAACGATGCAAACTCCATGTATGTGTTTAAAACTTTAAGACAATGGACGGACTTAATTTATAACCCTCTGACAGGTGCGATGGGTCTAAAGAGAGACTACACCGGAACTATTGTTCTTTCAATTTTCAACAAACAAGGGGATGTATTTAGAAGAATTACCTGTAGAGACTGTTTCCCTATCTCCCCGATTGGAGCAATGGAACTAGACTATGGCGGAACTGAACTATATGACATTAGCCTCCAGTGGGCAGTAGATTACTGGGACGATCAATTCTCATAAAAAAATTAAAATAAATGGCAGGATTACCACATTTTACCAACTCAGCAGCCGGAGTAAAACTGTACGAACCGGTTTATCTCAACCAGTTTGAGGTTTTGATTACTCCTCCTGCTAGTGTTACTTTAGCTAACACCAGATTTAGGGGAGAAGGAATTCTGACCCAGCAGGTGAAGAAGATCTCAGGTCTTGCAGTTGATATTCAGCCCGCAGGAGCGGCTAGTCAGTTTTACAAGTTTGCAGAAAGAAGATATGCAGGAGGCGCTCCTTCTGATACTTCTGTTGCCTTCACTGTCGATTTTGAGGTGAACTTGAACGAACAGAATTCTATGATTGTTTACAAGATTATGAGACAGTGGGCAGATCTTATCTACAACCCTCTAACCGGTGCAATGGGTCTTAAGAAGGACTACGTTGGATCGATGGTAGTTTCAATCTTCAACAAGCAAGGAGATGTGTTTAGAAGAATTAGTTTAAACAACTGCTTCTTAACTGCAGATCTGAATGCAATGGATCTGAACTACGATGCAGGAGAAACTCTCTATACACTAGCTACTAGCTGGAAGGCAGACTACTGGCAGGATCAATTTATCTAATAAACAAAAGAAACTTTCTAAAGACGAATATTCTAAAATAAGAATATTCGTCTTTTTGTGTTGATGAGTATATAAAGTATAAAGTAAATAATTATGAATCCAAACGAAAGTGGAATTTTAAAGGGTCTCTCCCCGGAAGAGATCTTAGCTAAAAAAGAGATGGAGGGGGGAATTGTATATGATGACCCTTTCATTCCAGAACATCCAATTACCAAAGTCCCAACCTCAGAAGACTTGGAGGCAAGACAAACCCCTCTATACACTCCTCCCCCGACCATCGAAGAGATTAGAAGAACCGAGGTGGTAACTCCACCAGTTCAGCAGTCTCCCGACTTGGGAAGGGTTGAAAATAAAAGACCTGCGCAGCCCGAATTTTCCCCTGGATTGGACTTTGGCTGGAAAAATCTTCCGCTAACAGTTCTTCCTTCGAAAGGATTTTTCTATCCAGAGGGGACAAAGATTGCAATTAGATCTGCAGAGGTTAGAGAGATTAGACACTTCTCAACCATAGATGAGGATGATTTGATTGACCTCGACGAGAAGCTAAATTTCATTCTTAGCAAGTGTAGCACTATGCACTTTCCCAACGAGGGTGTTGTTTCACACAAGGACCTAAAACACGAGGATAGATTCTTCCTCATCATGGCAATTAGGGATCTGACCTTTGTCCAGGGGGAAAATCGAATTATCATTACCCCAGAATCTAAATGTAAAGATAAGAATATCTGCCCTATTAACAACGGGATAGAATTGAGAACCGGAGTTCTTTCTTCGTATGATATAGATCCAAGAGTAATGAAGTATTATTCTCCCTCTACCAGAAACTTTGTTTTTCCTGTTAGAAAAATAGGAAAAGAAATTACAATGTCTGTTCCTTCTATTGGGGTAATGAATTCAGTTTCAGACTTTGTATTTGAATGTGATAGAAGAGGAATCGAAGTTGATGAGAGCTTTATTAAAATTTCTCCGTTCATCTTTGATGAGTGGAGGAACCTAGGATTTAATCAAATTATGCAGAAGATGAAAGAATCCGATGACTGGTCCAAGGAAGAATTCTCCCTCTATTACGAGCTTTGCGAAACTATAAAGATTGGAACGGAACTAGACATTAGTGTTAAGTGTCCTACCTGCGGTGCCGAGGTCACCGCACCCATAACCTTTCCCGGAGGGTTCAAATCTCTTTTCGTTATTTCAGATATCTTTGGAGAACTTCTTTGATCTGAAGTTTAGAATGTGGAAAGAACATGGTCTAGATCCAAATTGGGTTGAATCTATTCCATTCTACGAGTACCAAATCTGGATAGAAAAATTGAATCAGGCGGTCGAAAAAGACAACAAAGAAGCCCTTGAAGAATCCGGAAAGGTTGAACTTTTCAATTTTAGCAAATAGCAATTTGCTGATATATAAAGAAAACAATAATTAATGGAATCCTCCCCAAAGCTACTCCAAGAATTGTCAAATCTTACCAGGAACTTGGATGTTCTGGCTAAAGAGATCAGGGAATCAAATAAGGTAAATACTGAATCGCAGAAGACCTTATCTAAAACTGTGGAAAATTCTGTTAAGAAGGAATCTCAAGCTGCGAAGAAGGTTTCTCCGGAGGCTAAACCAACTAGTAAAACCGTAGAAAATTCTGTTAAGAAGGAATCTCAAGCTGCGAAGAAGGTTTCTCCAGAGGCTAAACCAACTAGTCCTACTTCCACCCCAACTCCGGCTGAAAGCAAAACTAAATCTGAATCATCCGAAGCAACTGGTAGAGTTGCTAAACAGGCCGGTCTCGGATCACTAAAGGCAGCAGGAATGTCTTTTTTAAAGGGGGGATCTATCAAAGACGTAGTATCCGCTGGACTCAAAGGAGGAATCGCAGAGGGGAAAAAGGGTGCATCTAAAGAGGCTATGGATGGAATTTCTTCCATTCAAACAAAGAGAGATGAGCTAAGGGCAAAGGAGAAGGTTTCTCCAGAGGATAAAGGCTTTGAAGCAGGAACGAATAAATTATTTAAATCAACAGGGGAAAAGAAGGAAGAAAAAAAATCCATTTTAGATAAATTAAATCCATTGAAGGTCGAAAAGAAAGCATCCCCTGAGGAATTTAATTCTTATTTGGCTAGTCTATCTAGAGATGAGAAAGCGTCTCTTATTAATGGTCTAGAATCTGGAAAAATAACTAAAGACGACGTTCAAAGAATGATCAGGGAAAGGGGAAAATCCGAAGGATCCACTCCGGGGTCCAAAGATAAAGAATCTAAAAAATCCGAGAAGAAAGGATTTTTCTCTTCCCTGATCGAAAAGATAAAACCAAAGGAAGAATCTAAAGAGGCAGAGCCCAAAAATGAAAAGGGGAAACCTCCTTCTCCGGACGGAAAACCTTCTCCGGACGGAAAACCTTCCTCTGAATCTGTTACAAAAAGTCCTGAATTAACTGAGGGTCAGAAAATAAAAGAGTCACTTAAAAAATCTTATGAGGAAAGTTCCCTCGGGAAAACCGTTTCCGGAGTTAAATCTTTGATTAAAGGGGTAAAGAAGAGGAAAGAAGAAAATTCCGAAGACAAAGCCGGGGCGATAGTGGCCGAAATGAAAAAAGAAGAACAGGTCCTAAAATCAGAATCATCTAAAGGAACCCCATCTCCTGCTTCTACAGAAAAAAGTTCATCGGTGTCTGCTACACCAGAAGTAGAAGCCGCCAAAAACCCCACTTCTCCCGCCAGCACTTCCGCTTCCACTTCCGCTGCTCCTTCTACTAGCACTAAATCTGCATCCACATCTTCTAGTTCTACTCCTTCCGCAGAGGGTATTTCCTCTCAGGACATACAGGACATTAAGTCATTACTTTCTTCTATCAACACTACGCTAAGCGGTCCTTTGAGGATTAAAGACAATAAGCCATTTAGACCAAAATCTAGCATGCTAGAATAAATTTCAAGATTTTCCCAGCTTATAGAATTTAGGTCCGTATATTAGATGGTAAGCGATCTAAAAAACTACTAAATGACAGATAATCAAAGAAAAACATTCCTCCAGCTGACTTTTGGAGACCCGGATAAACTAGCTCTCCCCTTTTGGAAGGCTTCCCCGGGGGAATGGACTTTTAAATACGGAAATTCTATAAAAGATCTCGATCTAGATGAGAAGACCCTTAAGACAGACCTAGTTTATCTTAAAATGACAGAAATTTGGGGAACTAATTCACACTGTAAGAGAATGCAGGTTGGTTGTCTAATGGTTAAGAACAAATCCATCATTTCTGATGGGTATAATGGAAGTCCTTCTGGGTTTCCAAATCTGTGTGAAGATGATAGCAATACAACTCTACCGTATGTTCTTCATGCAGAAGCAAATGCAATCACTAAACTTGCCAAGAGCACAAACAGTTCAGACGGATCAACAGTCTATAT